AACTCATCAAAGATGATGTCGTGGTAGCCACGGTCTAACCCTGTCCGAGCTTTGAGTAGTGACTCAAGCTTTGGATGGATTGGAACCTCGCGGTAGTTGCGACCTTTGGTGCGCGTGTCAGCGGTGCCACCGACCAACAACACGTTGTTTCTCCAGTCGATGTCATCAACGTGCAAGCGACGGCATTCGGCTTGTCTGAGGCCGCTGTAGGCGCTTAGCAGGATGGCTTCCGCCATTGCATCATCACCACGTTCACGGGCTATCTGAACAAGACGATCAACCTGGTCCTTGGAATAGCGAGCAGGACGACGACGTTTTGTTTCAGATAGTTTCTCGATGACAGGTACGCCTTGGATGTAGCCACTCCTGGCACACAAGGTCATTACCTTTTTGATTGTTGAGATGGCACGGTTCAACGTGGCATTTGAGTTGTGTGTGTACTCCTTGATTTCGGCAATTGTTTCATGCACAAAATCATGGTTGATCATTAACAATGGAGGGTCACCCCAACCACCTTGTTTTGTATCCAACAACTTTTTGAAGTTTCGGATGTTGTTACCGTTGCCACCTGCATCTGACTCTCGCCATGTTGGCAATGTCTGAAGCGTGTGGTGGAAGCCTTGAGAGAACTTGGTGATTTTCTCAGGTTTCTCATATACCGTCGCCGGTATGATTGTGAAGTCCATTTAATTCATTAAGTAAGTCGTTTTTAATACGAACACCTAACGGCGTCAGTCGCAGAATTAATCTGCGTCCATGTTGAGCTGGCTCTACCTCCTTTGTAATTAGGTTGAGTCCTGCTTTCTTGAGTCTGTTCTGACTACATAAGTAATCAGTGTTACGGCTGCCTGATGCAACGCTGAGTCCTAGGTCTTGCTCCATCTTTGCCTTATGGCAGTTGTCATGGGAGCAGACATAAAGGAAGCATTGCAACGCTTGCATTGGCATGTTCCCGTCCGGTGTTAGTTCACGGATGAGTTCAATTGCTTTGAATACAGCTAACGCTGATTCATCGGTGACTAGCCCGCGCAGCGGTTCCAAAATCAAGTGGTGCAGGACTCCCCCACTCTAGACTAATTTTCCACAAATGGATGGATACGTTAGTAAAGCGTCGCTTATCAGTGCCGAGATAAAAGTTCCCGACGGACAAAATGGTCATTAAGTAATTGTTGTGGACTTGTTAAGACTAAAGCTGCTAAGCCTTGTTGGATCACTCAGGCTCAATGTGTGGAGTCAATAAATGTTTGTAACGTTGATCGCACTCCCATAATCCTTTATGTAAGCCAACACGACATTTCTTGTCATGCTTACAAACACGACATGCGTATCCATAGCAGTCTTTAGATGCACGTTTGTCTAATTTGATGCAGTGAATGTCAAGAAGGTTTAGCGTCGCTTTGCATCCACTTCGTGCTTGAGCATGAATGTGATGACGGCAACATTCATACAGAACATCACTTTGAGTCATACCCCATTGCGCTGCGTAGCTTTTAAGCAGGGCTGCACATGTATCAGACATAGTGACCACAACACGTTTCAACTAGGTCACTGAGAATGATTCTTAGGTTATGTCCATGGTGTTACATATGTAATGAGTAGAAATAACTATTTTTATTGCAATAAATTAATACCAATTAGGTCTTGACACATGGCTCCGTGTAGTTGTAGGTAATATCATCTTCCATTTGTTGCTGCATGAGTGTGATTAGTTCATTTCGATAAACATGCATTTGAATCTCTTCAAACAAGGTGTCGCAAAGGAAGTTAAATGTCCCCCTCGTCATCGTCTTCGTAGCTGAGGTAGTGCTGTGCTTCATGAGTGGTGATACAGAGTTCAAGTTTTTGATCTTGCGTTAATTGTTTGATTCGGTTGTCTGCTGCCTTGCGTTGCTTGTAGACAAACTCTTTGACTTTCTTTGTGTCTTTATTGGTTGCCCTGATTAGACAAACCACGTCCATGGGCAGCTCCCAACCTGCCACCTTCCATTCCATAATTTCATCGAAATCTATGGGTTCAAAGAACTCATCGGGAACTGCTTTCCATTTACTCCAGTTATTCCTGAAGTATTTCTTTTTACCATTCTTCACGAAGTCGTACGTCGATAAGTTTGCAATGTCTGTCTTCTGATAGTTCCAACGCGTTATATGCTGCGTCCATGGAGTTACGAGCCAAGATGTAAATCGACTCAGCATTTGATAGCGTGACAATGTATTCTTGGAGCGGTGAGTGTGGAAGTTTATACAGTTGTTTTTGATTTTCTTCGTCTTGCTGGACGAGGTTTTGATGCAGGTTTCTCAATGTAATCCTTCTTTATTAGGTCTTGATAGATAGCAACGAACTTATGCTTTGGGTAATGATGCATAAAACAAGCCATTGCGTTCTTGATGAAATAATCATCATCAAGTGATTTAGTTTTAATCATTAGTCAGTAACTTTATATTGAAGGGCATGTTCTTTCTGTTTGATGAGGCGTGACATGCGGCGACGCTTGCTTTTTAGATAGGTGATGAATGCTGGTGTCATTAGTCAAGTTCTCCATACTCAATGTCTGTGTGTCCTAGCCAATCTTCGACATAGGCATAATGTCCTGATTCGTAATGCATTGCATAACAAACATCATTTGCATTTTCAATTCCATACACGATCTCTTGCTCATTAAGAGCAGGACATGCGACGAGATAAGTTCCTGTTGTCATTTTTTTGAGTAGTAACGTGATGTGATGCGATTAGATCGCTGGTAAACTGTTGCCGTAGCAAATAGCCCTAACATTCCAATAACTGCGAGGATGATTGTGGTTTCAGTTGGCATTAAACATCTCTTTATAAAGGTCAAGGTTTTGCTCTTTGTATTCACGAGTAAGAGCAAGTATTTGTTCACGACACCAATCAGCTTGGAAGGCGTGATGATACATCTCATCACGTAGTCTCTGTTGCATGTAATTGCGTTCAGTGATTGTCATTTGATGAAGTCGATGTAAACGTGGCCGCGGCTGAGTTGTTGATAGAAACTACGCATCACCTTTGGTTTAAGGATGCGCCGCGTTGTGTCCTTGGTGTGGAGTACTAGATACTTACTCATCTTCAGTTACCTCTGATGATTGTGGTTCTAAGTATGTTCGAAGTGCGTCAATCATTTCTTGCGCATATCCACGATTGTGCTTTGATTTCAATTCATCAAACAAAGGGTTATGGCAACACATAGCATTGCGACATGCTCGGAAGAAGTTGTCAGCATCGACGCCACCAATTGAAATGTGGTTGTCGTCAAAGTCATGGACATTTATAGAGTCGTCATGCTTTGCCCAGAATGTTTGTGCGTCACGCATGTAATAGGTGTACATAACGCTGGGTTGTTGAAGCATTGAACTGCGTCCCTGGTGAGTGTGAGATTTTGAGGCAAAGGAAAATAAACCATCCATAAGTGGATGGAATAGTTATTAGAAACTAATTAGAAGTTGTTGTGAAAGAAGAACGTGATATCTTTATTTGTAAGAGTAAAGAAATCGTGACGGTAGTTTCTGTCCCAGCTTGCTTGCCAATCAATGACAAGATATGCTGGTAGTTCTTGACAATCTAATTCAGTGACTAGGTATTCAACGAACTCAGCTTCAGCACGATATGTACTAGTCATATAAAACAGCGCATCATTAAATTGCTCTGCTGTTGTTATACCATATTCTGCTAATTCATCCATAAAAGCTCTCGCCTCTTCTGGAGTAGCATCATAAAAATCAGAACCTCTGTCGTTGATTGCTTCCCATAGTTCTGAATCTTGATAGGTGAGTGAGTCTTCCCAATCCTCCAAAGGTGTTTCTTTGAGGATGACTGGATTCGGCATTGAAATCATAATAAAGAAAGGTAGAGTGATTGTGGAAATAAATGTTAATCAGTAGGCAAACTGAAGATGCTCACAACTGCCATAAGTTGCAGTCTTAGCATCACAAAAAAGGAGATTGTGATTAACCCAGAAACCAAGCGAAAGATTTGGTTGGAGAAGTAGATTCAAGATGGCACGACGTGAAACATTAGAATAGGAATAGCACTCGCCATTCTTATATTCAACAAGAACCTCACCACCCAATAAGTCGGTAGTGATTGAATTAACAGCAGAAGAACTGCGGGAAACAACGTTGAAAGAGAAAAGATTTTGCATAAGTGGATGATTGTGGAATAAATAAAGGTTAGTTAGTGAAACTCAAGCAAGAGCAAAAGCGGAAACGTCAGAGTCTTTGATGCAAGAAGCGTTAACCCACTTGCCGAATGACTTGACTTGTCCAAAGATGATGTCGAACATTGCATCTTCGCAAATACCGCTGTAAAGGTATTGCTTACCACTGTTGAAAGTAACAATAGCTTGATTGGTTGATTGATTGACTTCGATATTTTGTACAGCAGAAGACTTAATAGCGTTACGAGTTGAAGGAGTGAAGAACATAATTAAATAAGTAGAGTGAAAGAGGTAATGATTACCTCATACTGCCAACATATAGATGGCAGAAGGAGATAGTCAATTGTCCATAAGTGGATGATTGTGACTTAAAGAGAATACTCAGCAGGAATGTATGACTCATAAGAGTTGTAATAGTCTTCGCATGATTCAAAGATGTCAAAGACTGAAGAGTCATGAATAAGCTCTTCGTTTGTCATGCTGCTGTACTCTTCATATGCCTCGGCTGGTGTCATGTCGTCGTCTTGACTGTCGTCATGACAAAGAAAGAAGTAGTAGCCGACGCTGCCTAAGACAAGATGTTTTCTGTCGAGTGATGAGAGTTGAAGCTGTGTCAAATGATGCTGGTGTGTAGTGCTTGACTGTCGATGCTGTAAGCATAGCAGCTTTTGCGGTGCTTTGGGTGATTTAGTGGACACTTTGCTGACTGTCCACTTGTGGAAGCTAGGTGAGGTGCGCTTCCTTTGACTCTCATAGTATGGCACTAAACGCAATGGATTTCAAGCGGTGCTGTGCCTCTTTGTTGACTGTCCACTTGTGAATAATACTAACCCAGCATAGCATATGTATTAGCTAGCGCACTATGAGTGTGATGTTATTTAGTAGCTGTATCTTTGCTTGATTGATAACATCGTTGACATGTTAATTCAGTGATGGGATAGTTAGCATTGCATCGAACATCAGCTCCACATTGTTTACATTTGATTATCTTGATTGCAGCTATTGGTTCATACATAGTTAGTCATTAGTTAATGTTATCAGTCCGTGGTGATTGTGAAGATTAAATTATATTGGCGCGACAGATTGGTGAAAATTGAGTGAGCGATAGCGGCACGTAATAGTAACGAATTCGTGTTACTTAGCAGTGTTTTGCACGCCACTAGCAGTCTAATGCGGCAATAAGCACCCCCCTATGGGGTAAATTGCGTCCCTGCCCCTGCGTATATGGGTTGACAAAATTATGTCAAAATTTATCGAGGTATTCTAGTTCTTGTTGGTACGGCTTTTCACTTAAAAATACGTATGCATCATTAATATACGGTGGCAACCAGACATGAACAGGAGCACAAGACTCCCAATTCACCGGTTGAATACAATTAAAGACCACAACAGAAAAGAATCCCTTAATATAAGAGATATAAGTAAGCATCAAGTAATCATTTTTGTATTATCAGTAGGAGACGCGTCTTCATTCTGGACTTCAGAAGCAAAAGAAGTATCAACACGCGGTTCAAGCTGAGTATCACCGTATTGTTCGTCCATATCCAGGCACCATTGTTTAAGTGCTTTACCTGAATCAGTGAACTTAGCTACGCCTAAGGTACGCCAACATTCTTTAGGATCATTATGACCCTGTGTAGAGCCTTTATAGTGAGATACAAAGAAGTTAGGACCTTCACGAGTACGATGATAAGTAAAGGAACAGTCTTGTTCATTACCTTCAAACTCTAATACTTTCATATAATGTATGTAATAAATTAACTAACGCAGCTGTACCCTATAACAAAGATCTCAAACAGTAATTACATTCATGGTAATAAGATGAGATAGATGTTATTTAGAACAAGTACTGGTTTATGTGTCAGTGTTAGTTGCGGTGTTTTACGGAATATCCATTCAGCGGATATTAGAAAAGAGGAAAGATTGTCTCCTTCCTCTAGTCCAGAGAAGATAGTCCACCCTCTATCTCCCCTGTATAAGGGTGGGACCGGTCTTAAACCCAGTTAGGGACTGAGGTTTGGGAATTACGTCTAGCTTGTTGTCTTTGGTCTTTATCGAAGCCTAAAACGAGGTGATTAGCTGAACCTTGAGGGTCTTCTATTGATGCTCTAAGCATGTCATTCCAGTCATCACGTTTCCGCATATTGACTTGTTCTTGAGCAGAGATTGACATTGCGTCAGTGAAATATTGGATACCCTGACTAAGACAGTCAAGTCTGTCATCGTGTTTAACTGCACCTTTTTCACGACACATGCGAGACATTTGGTAGAAGAGCATGTAAAGGAGTCTTGATTCTGGTGCTGCATCTTTGTTGGAGTTGTAGTCCCAATCAACGACAGAGCGATCTACAACAAGACGATGCTGATTAAGAACGGGTTCAAGGGTGTCAATGATTCTTTGTTCTTTTCGTACGGTGGCTCGAATTTCTTCAACATCAATACCTTGTTTAGTTTGTAGTAGGTGTTTTTTAAATAGTTCAGCGACGATACCGTCACCGAAGTTAGTTTCGATAACAAGTTTGGTTACGTTGAACTTTTTACAACCTCTTAAAATATCCAAGAGTGTGTTATCACTGTATCCGTCTCTATAAGCACGCATTTCGTGCAAGTACAAGAAACCGTTCCGTTGGGAGATAAAAGCTGCAGCTGTTTCATCCGTTCCACGGCCCGACGGGTCAACCGAGCAGATTGTTTCTTGGTAAGGTAACCATTCGCCTTGGAGTTGCATTGGAGAATAGAAATAATCTCCAGGAAGTCCAACTGTTGGGAGATCCTTGATGCAGTTTCTTGGGTCTGAGCACCAGACGATGGAGTCAGGAGCAGTATCGGGATTAACGGAAGTGACGATAAGGTCAGCCATCTTAAGTGGGAACTTTTCAGCGTCACTGAGGCTTGTGTCAAGCATGAATTGCAACATAAAGTTGCTTCTGCCCATTGCTGCTTCACGTTCAATAAGGTCTTCATCATTAAATCTGTCCGGGTCAGTTACATCCCATTTATCAGCACCTTGATCAATATCTTCTTGTAATTGAGGAGCTATAAGCCCCTCGTAATTAGACAGAGAGCGAGGGAAACGTGCTGGCCATACGAATGGTCTATAGTTACGTTCTGCAAGCTTTCTATAGACCGTAAAGACGGTCTGAGGAGTACCTAAGTACATGATTCGGGAGTCATCCTTAGGGGTAAGGATTGATTCAGCTTCAGTACATAGTTGAAGGAGTTTTTCACGCATCATTTCCGTCATTGAGTTACCAGGAACTTCAATGTCATCAAGGATCATTAAGTCAGCGCGAGAACCGGTCAGTTGGCCAGTAATCCCGACAGACTTGACGGAAGGTGCTTGGTGGGGAGAACAGTTGACATCGAAGCTGATACGAGACCATCTTGAGTCGTCTGATTTGGGTTGTAAGTGTTTTAACCAAGGTGTTTCTATGATTAGTTTTTGTAAGAAGATTGACATGTTGTCTGCACGCTCCTTAGAGGCGGAGATAATCATGATCTTCTTTTCTGGGTCTTTAAATAGTGTCCACAACACAAAGGCACCAGTAATCCACGATTTACCGATTCCTCGGAAAGCTTGAATCTGTAGGCGTTTAGGACCGTGTTGTAGGTAATCAGCGATAGCGTATTGAGCGCGAGTCGGCGTAGGAAGATCGAGTTGTCCCCACAGAGCTTGCAGAAACAACTTGAAGTCATCTTGTAACGCCTCGAGGACGTTTGTCATGTATTAGAACGGCATTAAGCTGCCAATATTTTGTGAGAAGTATTCTGGATCCTTTTTTTGTGTCTTATTTAATTCGTTTTCAGTATGTTGGTGTATTTTTTGACCAGTAGTACCTTCGACTACAGCATCTGCTAATTCGTACGCTCCGTATGCCATACCCATTGGTCCTGCTACTTTTAATGCCGGTGCAATCTGTGGTACTAATTTCATCGCACCATTTATAACCTTTGCTACTAAAGCACCCCCTACCGCTCCTGTTCCAGCTTGTAAAACAGCTTTTTTAGGCTTACCTTCTACTAAGGATTTAACGGCATTAGGATCTAAATTTAATCCAGCACCTGCTACTGCTTGCAATGGGTTTTTCTTTATTGCATTGACTGCTGTTGTAGCTACTGCGCTAAATGGATCTGCAGCACGCAAAACATACGGGTTTTCAACGACATTTTGAAGTTTTTTAAGTTGGCCTTTATCCCAATCCTCTATCATTATTTGTGTGATATTATTTGCATCCAGATCTTTTTGATCTTGAAATTTAAATGGGTTGTGAGATGCAGCAACCAGTAGACCTACTTCCCGTTTTGCAAGATGGGCTCTACCAGCTATTACTTCAACCTCGGGTGTATCTTTAGCCCAAAGGTCGCCTCCTGGTTTGACAATACCTTCTTTAATTACAAGTTCATTAGCTACAACACGTCTACTTTTGTCAGAATTAATACCTAGTTTTAGTGCGTACTCAGCTTCAGCAATTGCTGGCTTAAAAGCATCATACATTTCTGATCCAGATCCATATACTTGGTCTAAAGCTTTGTCAAAACCTTTGTTTGTACCATCTGGATGTGCGCTAAAACGTCTGTCGCCCCTTAGATTAAGTTCATAGGGGTGGTTTTCATATTTAGCTGTAGCTTTATCAGCGGCTGCTGTATGAGATTGTTCTTGAAATGAATTATCAACATTAGGTCTGCTATCCCCAAAATATCTGCCATCAGCTTCTGCAGCTTGGAGAAATTCAAGCATTACATCAGGTTCTTGCTTCATCAAAACATCCATCAATTCTAATGGAATTCCATGATGCAATCTGTCTGACATTACACGTTTTAAACTTTTAGGAATTTCTCTTTCAGAAATGCCACGTAGTTTATTTTTAATTTGATCTCCAGTAGCATTTTTTGAAAGAAGATCGTCAATAGTATCTATAAATACTGAATCATCTGTACCAGCTAGAAGACGAGCCATCCTAAGATACATCTTAGGCTTATGAGAACTGCTGATTTTTTTGCCTGCTTTCTCAGCTTCAATGTTTTGATACATGCGTTTGAGAATTTTATCAATCGCTTGTTTTTTTATATGCTGAGCTTCAATAGTATGTTGAGACATAAAAAAAGCCCCCTTTCGGGGGCGTGTAATTAATTAGTTGTTCAGGCTTTCTTTTTCTTTTTCTTTTTAGGTTTTGTGTAGCTTGCGATCATTAGTCCGTGCCCTTTTTTATGCATTTAATTGATGTAGTCTGAGATTAATTGTTCACGTAATGGGTTATATCCAAAGGTTGCCCTCATCCACTTAACCCAGTTTTTACTTCCCTTGTCCTGATTGCATCTGGTGCAGGCTGGTACGACATTCGTATTGACATCTTCACCACCAAGAGTGCGAGGATGTACATGGTCCAGAGTAAGTTGAGATAGTTCATAAGTTTTTCCGCAATAAACGCATGTGCAGCCAAAGTGTTCTTTAATGCTGCGCCTCCAAAGGCGCTTGGCTTCAGAGGATGTCATGGTTATTAGGTTGTAAAGGTAATGTTCAGGAGTTGGAAGTAAAGGTGTCATGCGTAACGAGATGATTTCATACGTGGTCTACGGCGATTCTTAGAAGGACTTTCTAATTTGCCTTTATTAGGACCAGTATGAGAAGCATCTAGTTCGTCATGGTTGCCATAAGTACCGAGCTTGCGGTTTAACTTGTTGGCAGCAGTACGGATCTTTAAACCTTTAGTTGTCTTGTTGTAGCGTGCTTGTTGCTTATTCCGTTTAGCTTTTGCTTTCGGATTATTTTTATAGTATGAGGAACTACTTGCGGCCATAAAGTCTGCTCTGTACAAGTTCAGGATCAACTTGTGGCATGATTCCAGCTAGTTTTGACAATGGGTTACCTTCAACAGCAACACCACTAATGTCATTCTTTGCCAGCCAATCACAAGCTGCCTTTAGGTCTTGAGTGCTTGCTTCACCGGATTTGACTCGGTTCAAGAACTCTGTTGTTACTAGGTTGTGCAGTTCATTAAACTGATCTTCATTCGCTTTCTTTTTTGACATCAGGCAATACCTTTTTTAGCATCCCTAAAGGGATTTCTGCGTCGGCGTTTACTTCCTTTTTCAGGATCTTTTTCACCAGGACCAAATTTTTTAATCGTGTTTGGATACCAATATCCATCATCAAATGCCTGAGCAGTCTTATCAGTTTTCTTTTTTGACACGTGCTTTCTTCGCCTTTGGTTTTTTAACTACTGGTGTTTCGATTGCATAGCGTGTTTCACCTGGCTCATGAACTAGGTGTGATTCAGCTTTAACTGCCTGATCTGCAGTTTCGTAAGTACCTAGTACCTTTTCGGTGTATAGGTCTACAAGTTTATACGTCATTTAGTTATTCCTAAGGACAATTTGGTCTAATTTGTTTTCAATACGCACCATATGATCTTCCATACGTTGAACCATGACTGATAAATCAGCTTTAGAAACATAGTCCTGAGCCACGCCAAGTTCAATGGCGTCAATACGTCTGTCAAGACCACTAATGCGATCATGTACATTGTTTATTCTGTTGTGTAGTCTGTTATTCAGAGTTGCGCCGCCAGCGACTATTGCAATGACAGCAGCGACTATTGCTTCCATTATTTAAGGGATACGATTGGTACGATGTCATGGCAAAGCATTTCGACACGACTGCCAGGTCTAAAGGTAAAACCTGATTTCATAATTTCTGTACATTTAAGTGCTCTGACTAATTCGTAGTCAAGACGCATCTTTTGTTCGTGTTTACGAGCGATACCTTTACAGGTTTCTATCATGCCACCATCTAAGGGAACTGAAAAGTTCAGTTGTACGCCGTAGTTATTGCTCCGTACATACCCTGTACTATCGAATGGAATAGTATCATTGCCCATATAAAAGGGCGAGAATTGCATGGTTGCTCCATTACAACTATTGTTACTTGCAAAGTATTGCCTAGACGGTGCACCAGTGTTCTGGAACTGCACCGCCTGATTGGTCACATTACCTGTAGCTGCTGCTACTGGAGATGATGTATTTTGTACCTTTGGGTCATCATTAGCGTAAGCAGGACTTACTGAGAGAAGACCGATAAGGATGTAGTAGTAGTAACTTGTTCGATTGTTTCTGTTACTAGGCTGTCTTGAATCTTTCCTGCCGCTCTGGTTACAATTTCTAGTTGAAATTGATCGCCTGCAGTATGAACTGAATAAGTTGTAGCAGCATTTGAGATGTCCCCACTTGGGACTACGTTTGTTCCAGACCATGATGAATATGCACCACCATATACATTTGTCGCAATAGTTCGGTCAATATCAATGGTGGTAGTTGTTGTTGACTGCATTGAACCTTGCGTGAAGTTAGGGGTCACCTGAGCTGATACTGGACTAGCTAAAAACAATAAAAGTAGTAATCGTTTCATTCTTCTTTCTTTTTAGGATCAGGAGATTTGTTATTAGATTTATTATTGGAAGTAGTTAAACCAAAAGTAGCAAGTGCACCAGTAAACACAGAAGCAACAAACGTTATATCACCACCACTCTGACCTTTTTTAATCATGGGTAGTTCAACATAGTTTAGAGTAATAATAAAACCACTCCAAATAACAACGCCTAGACGAACAAAGGTTCCAAGGATTTGTAGTTCATCTTCTGTATTTTCTTTTACCTTTGCTAAGAAGTTTTTACTGGGTCCGGTTGATTCTTCTTTTTTGTTATTTTGTTCCATGCTTGCTTCATGATTGGTTTCATAATCATCACTAAATATTTAAATAGTGATGTAGCAGCAAGGGTGGCAGCTACAGAAATAAATGCTGTAGTTGCTGCAGTAGTCATGATCGTAGTAGTAGGCATCGGGACTTCAATGTCCGTGAACGGAATCTCTACGAACTGAGCTTCAGGTGGTATAGCTGGTTTAGCTAATGTTGGATTGTTTGTTTGCTGTTGTTGTTGACTATCTGTACTTTGTGGTGGAGGATCTATATTAATACCCTCTATCCCTGGTGGCGGTCTAAGTACGTTAGGAGGCACCACAAGCGGCTCATACGACGGTATATCTGCCTGTGGTACCTCTAGTATAGGTATAGGTAATTGGAACGCTTCAGGGAGCAATAGAGAGGGTAGTTTGGGTGGGTCAACCCACTCCATTACTGTGTACCAAACAACCCACGTTCAATAAAATCAACAGCGGTATCATCAACTGTATTGTCTGTTGTTGTAGCCATTTTCCGCAGCAGGTCAACAATCAAGCGTTTGACCTTTGGAGATTGGATAAAAGAGAACAGAATTGGACGGATAAGTGTAATCATAATAATTTAAAAAAAATTTAATTAAGCCCTGATAGCTTTATTCAGGTGCTTCAACCTTGACCCACGATGTTGTTGACTCGTTCCACGTGTAGGCATTGCCATCATCTGGGTATGGCGTAGGCGCTTCCCAACGGCAAGTGCTTTCGTTCAACACCCAGCTTGCATGAGGTTTTGGTGCGATAAACGCATCACGCGTTAAGTCGTATGTGTAGCCAATACCTGCAAAGTTTTTCCGTATGTTGTCGTTGTAAGAAGTTTGTATCCAGGTACTATCTGTACCAAACAACGAGTGGCAGCATGTAACACCTAAAGCCTCTTGCTCGTTGCCCTCGGTGTTTATCAATTTGTCATTATCAATGATGACAACCTGCTGAACAATATTATTTTTAATTAATGCAAAATGTGCCATTAGAAGGTGATACTCCCAGAGCTAGTAAAATCATAGTATCTGTATCCATTTGCAACTGTAACTGTAGGGTTTCCAGTTGTTGCCGTGGCAGGCAGATATGTATCGGCATAACGGAGAACAACGCGGCCAGAGCCACCATTACCGCCACTGTTACCGCCTTGACCGCCACCACCGCCGCCACCACCACCTCTGTTCACAGGAGCACTGTCACCACTCTGTTGGCTGCCATTGCCACCACCAGCGCCTGCATCACCACCAGTCATATATCCGCCGCCGCCTCCGCCCCCACCTACAGTTAAGCCTGTGGGGTGTATAAATGTAACGCCAGGGCCACCGTCGCCTCCGTTAAAGGAAGTACAGGCTCCACCATTGCCACCAGCTCCTGCACCGCCGCCAGCTGCAAAAGCACCACCAGCACCACCGGTATAAGTGGCATTGTCGCCCCCTGAATCTTGATTAGTACCAGAAGAACCATCGCCGCCGGTACTACTCGCGCTAACGCCTGTTCCTATTAAAGAGCTTGTCCCACCATTTGCTGCAGGTGAGCCTCCCCCACCTCCCGCTCCAACTGTCACGGTATAAACTACACCTGCTATTGGCACATAATTTCCTTGCACCAAAACAGAACCTGCACCTCCAGACTGGTAATCGCCTGTACCACCGCCACCGCCGCCGCCTATGACGTTGTAAGTGAGAGTATCAGGCGCATTAAAACTGGGCCATTCACCACTAACAGTATTACGCAAAAAAACCTGATTACCCGACCACATCCCTGAAGCAGAAATAGCCGTTGTAATATTTTGTTTCCCAATAATTCCACCTTCGTTCATTATGTAATCTCCAATGAACTGACCGTTACTTCAAGGTCGTTTGCAGCGCCAGCCGTCGCCCGCAACTTTTGCGATTGCTTCATAACTACTTTGTTCGCAATAATCTCGATAGACGCATCAGGAGGAACAGCAATTGTGCTAGCCAAAGTGCTCAACACATTATCACTGCCGTCTGTCAACGCAATTGTGATTACAGCACTAGCACTGCCATCAACGTTGGCAACCAAGCAACTCAGAACAATCGATCGGTCTGTTGCCGCACCAGTTGGCGCTTGATATAAATCTGTCGCATTTGTCGTCGTTAGTTTGACGGATGCGTTGTTAAAAGTTTCAGCCATTAGTTTGTTTAGTAAATAATTTTTTTAACAATGTTATCCAAGTGCAATAGCTAGACCTAGGCTTACTCCAGCTGCAGGAATATTGTCCACAGTCCATTTTTGTGTTGCAGTTTTATATCTAAGGACTTGATTGTTAGCAAGAGGTTCTACACCGTTAGAGAAGCGAGAACAAGTTAGTGTTACTGAAGCTGCACTACTTGAATGGTATAGACCAGCATTTGCAAACACTACTGTTCCATAACTACCAGAAGGTATTGGTTGCGCTGTTATAGTATTAACAGTTGTGGTTTGGGATGCAGTTGTACCATTAGAATGTGTCCAATCAAGCGTAACACTATCTCCAACTTGCAGGGCTTCCATGTTTGATTTAATGGAAGCGTTTGTTGGCTTAAATGAAAAGTTTCCGGTGTTTGCGTCCGTAAAAAAGCTAAATTCTGAATCATTAGGACCGGGAGTGCTGGTTAAACCATCATCAAACGTTAATGAATTACTTGATGGTGCATAAGCAAAGTCAGTCTGCGTAATAATGGAACCTGAATCTTCTGGAGTCCACTTGGACGTTGCAGTTTTATATTTAAGTACCTGGTTGTTTGTAAGAACCTCAGTACCATTACTCATTTGAGCCGAAGAAATAACTACAGCGTTACTTGTTGGCTTACTTATAGACCAGACGGTTCCAAATTTAACCTCTAGGTTGTTGTACGATGAGGAATTTGCTGTAGGTAGTTGAGTTATTGTTGTGTTTAAAGATGTATGATAGGAGGGATCATTACCATAAGTAGTGGTATAAGCTAAAGTTACATTATCGCCAACTGATAACGTATTTAAAGCATCTTTAACTTGTGTATCGTTAGGACTAAAGTGTAAAACTGCATATGAGGTTCCGGCAGCATCAGTAGGATAGTATTCTCCAGATGATAGGGTTCCAGAAACTGCAACTGCATTTAAATAAGTTGGAAGTGTTGCAGTATTACTTGACGGCGCATAAGCAAAGTCATTCTGCGTAATAATTGTAGCAGAGCTATCCACATATGCTTTATTTGCAGCGTGATTAGCAGCAGTAGGATTACCAGACAGTGTTAATGGAGTAGTTATTGACGCACCTGTACCAGTAAGGTTTAGAACAGTCCCACTGTTAACGGCTGAAAGAGTGATACCAGTATTACCAGTATTGATAATACTATTACCGCTTGACAAGTAATCAGAACCTTTCCACGACAAATTTCCTGCGCCATCAACCTGCAATAGATTATTTGCAGCGCCAACTGTATCAGGTAGCTTTAAAGTATAAGTAGCACCTGCACTATGTTGTGGTCCTTTGATCGTTACACCATGGGAATTGTTGTCACAATTAAGAGTAATCTGACCTGAACCATTCGTGCTATCACCTTTTACGACAGGAAGAGATTCAGTTAAATACCTATTCTCAGGATCAGCAGCAAAATACTGTTGCCATACCCACTTAGATGTAGATGAGTTGTACTGTAGTCGGACTGTTAGATCAGTTGAACCAACAAAACCTGCTGGCACACCAGAAACAGAACTATTACTCTCAACTCCCGTTGAATTAACAACCTCAACCCTATCTTCATTAGAAGGGCTACCAGGAAGATTTGCAAGTGCTGCAATAGGCGCATAAAACGCAGTTGCTGCCACAGTAGCTGCTGCTGCATTAGCTGTGTTAACTGCAGCCGTAGCGTTTGTATCAGCAGTATTAGCTGTTGTTACTGCACCATTGGCAGTCGTTACAGCATTAGCTGCAGTTGCAATTGTTGAATTAGCTGTAGTAACAGCACCGTTAGCAGTTGTTGTAGCAGTAGCAGCATTAGCTAGTGCCGTATTAGCTGTAGTTGTTGCACTATTAGCAGTCGTAATAGCAGACGCAGCATCTGTAGCAGCACTGTTAGCAGTCGTAACTGCTCCGTTCGCTGTAGTTGTAGCTGTGTTTGCTGTGTTAACTGCAGTAGTAGCGTTAGTCGATGCTGTATTAGCTGTACTAACAGCATTAGTAGAGTTTGTGTTAGCAGTGTTAGCAGTAGCTACAGCAGTATTAGAATTAGTTTCAGCTGTGTTAGACGTTGCTACAGCAGCATCTGATTTAGTGTTTGCTGAGTTAGCTGTAGTCACTGCTCCATTAGCAGTCGTTACAGCAGAGTTAGCCGTGGTTACAGCACCGTTAGCTGTAGCGGTAGCTAAAGCAGCTTCAGCATCAGACTCCTGTGTAACGTATAAGTTTTGAGTAAAGTTTTCGTTTAAATCCTCAGCTTTAATGGCGGAGCCAGGGAAGAAAGTAGAACTAAGCGTATCGCTAGGTGTGTCACGGAAAATACGAATAGCCACACCAGTAGCTGGTGCCGTTGTAAATGCCAGCGTCGTAGCGTTAGCAAATGTATATGCAGTTGTAGCGGCTGTATTAAGTGTTACCTTGACATCAGCCTGTTTTAAATATTCAAATGTAAATGAATAGTTCGTTGTAGAACCATTCCCTGTGTATGTGTTTTGTGTTGTTGCCATTACGCATTAGTAAGAAAAGTTTTCTTCCATAAAATCCATATGTTCTTTTGCACTTTCTATATCACCTGACTGCAGGTAATTTCCAATAGTCTCTTGCACTTTGCCTTTACGTTGCATATCTGTCAGGCTTGCAGAGGAATCCATTGCCTTACGCATTGCCTTACGTAGTTCTCTTTTTAGTTCTCTATGTACACTGGCAAACTCACCTACATCAGGATTTAACCCTTCTTTCTCTGCTCTTCTGTACAGCTCTCGGAACTTTTTAGCTGGATACCTCTGCATCACACGTTGGATACCTTTCTTAAATAGTTCCTTTTCACCCATGTAATTAAGAATCTCTGATTGCATTGCTGCTGTCAGTGGATTACCCTTGCCATCTGTTCGTAGGGATGGTGTTGCATCAAACTCGACTTCGTGTAGGTATTCTTTTTCAGGGCTGATTTCACCAGTGATCTTCCAAGGCGTGTATGTATTCCAAACTCGTGCCATGAAACTGTCTGGTACTCCTACTTCACCACCATCAATCCAGTCGTATTCCTTAGGTAATGCACTCTTTAATAGTGGTAACCGGTTCTGCACCATCGCAGTAAATTCGTTTTCAACTTGCTTGCGACCTGGATCAAAGAATCGTCCAATCTCTGCCATTTGACTAGAACCTTTAAGCGTCGCTGCACTTAAAAAACTAGAACTCCATCTATTAATTGCACCAACATCACCACGTACTACATCTAGCAATGGTTGGATACCTGCCAACATAGTCTTGTCTGTGACCGATGCAGCTACTACAAATGTCATCTTTTTTAAGAAGGTGCCTTGTTCATGAGCAGACAATGTATCCATGTTGTCCATTATATCTGTAGTCAGTGCTAACCAATTAGTTAGAGGACCAAGTCCTTCATAGCTATACCAATTATCGTCTAATCCTCGGATAGAACGACGTGGACGTTGTGTCTTATCACGTGTTTTTTGCTTCTGTCTGTTGTAAAGACCATTGCCAGTGATGCGATCATCCATAAATAATCCGACTGCACCGGTAACAGCAATGTTTCCTAATGCTCTCCTACCTTTAAGGTCAGCTCTAATCTCATTGTATTTAGCTCTTGCATTATGTGGTCCAACTTCAATGCCTCTAGCCGCCAAAAGTTGTTCTACTTCAGCACCACTTACTTCTTCAAATGGTGCTTTAAATGCTGCAGAGTCTTCAAGAAATACCTTTACTGGGTTACTTGGACGGTAGCTCAGGGATAGTGCTAGTTCATTTAGTGGTGTTTTAGTAAACAACATAAATGGCTTCAAAAGAGGTAGTCTGTTAATGACATCTGACATCATTCTCGTTCCCTTGTTATCCAAGTTCATCGAGATTTCTCCAGCAATATTGTCTACTGCTTTATTATTCAAGATGCCTTTTTCATTAAACATCTTTTGATAGAACTCATTAGCAAGTTCATCTGCCTTTGCTTCATCTAAAGGTAGTTTGCCACCATTGGTCACGATGTCATATGCATTAGCTCTTGCTTCAGCTACTGCAATCATTGACTTCGTAAAGCCATCAGTTGCCTGCATGGATCGTGTGCCGAACCTAAGCCAAGGATGATTAGCTAAATCGTTCATATCACTAACCTGTTGCATCAATGCTTGAGGACCATATTCACCTTGCTTCGCTTTCGCATCTGCAAAGGCATTCAGCAAGTCCATCTGTGCTTTGTTCTTGAGTCCAAGATCATCACGGGTTTGTACAACATTAGGGTCAAGAGCAGACCTTTGAAACACTTGATTCATGTATTCAGTTGACTTATCAACTGCTGCTTTCATGTTTTTGTATTGATACATCCCACGACGCACCGTCTCCATGTCACCACCAGTTAACCCACCACCTAGAATCTTTACAGGGCGTTCGACTAATAAGTGTGTTGCTGAAATACCAGCTTTAATTGGTGTTGCAATTGCACTTAGTGTTGAGTTGTATAGGTTTGCATAAAAACCTTTAAGGATCACAGAAGGAATCTCAGGATTGCCATCGTAAAAAGCTTTCCTCAATACACCTGTGGACTCCTTGACATACTCATTTAATGCATGAATGGTTTTGATGTTTCCGTCAGTCATCTCATAACCCATCATTATTGGAGCAAGCATCTCAGGCTGCTCTTTACTAATTTCTCTTAGGTTATCGATGGTTTCCTTTGACTCTTGCTTGATCCTCTCCATTGCTTTGAGAGTACCATTCTTTTCATCTTTGATTAAATTCTCAAGACGTTTAGTCTCTGCAAGATCATATGCCTTAGATCCTTTTGCAGTCATCCTATTCCAAAGATTTAGCTGGTTTAATGCCTTACCTCTTGCATAAGATGTCATACCTTTTTGAGCCATTAAAAACTCAACACGATCTAAGATCTGTTCCTGTGCTCGGTCAATAGCAGCGGTTCCTTCAGTAAGACGCATACCTTGCGCCATATCAGATACTTGACCAGCTAGAGACGTGCCTACGTATGCCTGTGCCTTGGCCAGATCCATATTGATAAAGTCATCCATGTAGCTCTTAATAGCTCCCATGACTCCTGCATAAGCTTCGCTAGTCAGCTCTGGTGTCTTTGTATCTACGTTTCTGCCTTGATATACAGAGCCTGGATAGATGGTCCTCTGCAGCTCTTGTAGGTCCATTTGGTAAAAGTCATTAGCTAACTTTGCACCGGTTTCCATTATCTCGGCATGGCTAATGTATTTACCTGTAGCTGTTTTGTAACCATACTCACCAGCATCCTTCAGACCTTCAGCTAGTCCTGTGATAATTAACTGTTGTTTAGCACTGCTTTCTAGACCAAACTTAATAGCACCTTCTGATACAACACTTCCGACACGACCATAGACACTATCGTAATTTTTATCGATACGTACAACATCAATAGAAGCACCGACAATTCCTAGATCATCTACTGACCTAATACCTTGTTCGGTATAGTCGTACATATCGTGGTATCCAAAAACTGGATCATCAATATTGACTGACTTCTCCAAGTTGTAGCCACCAACTTCATCTAGTTCAGCAGATCTCTTCGCAGCAGATGCTTCTACTACTTCTTCAGGTGTGTTTTTAATCTCTACGTTTTCAGAAAACCACTTGACTGCTTTTTCATTTTCAGGAATGTGACTTGCTGCTCTATGTGCACCCCTTAGGTTTTTTATAAACTTCAGTGCTCCTACAAGCATGTCACTACTACCACCTAGATAGACACCTTCCACAACATTCTTTATTCGCTTTACTTCTGGACTATCAGTGTCCATCGTAGCGATGTTGTCAGGTATCCATCCCCATGTTCTTGGGAACGTCTTCTTAAGCATTCCAGTGGCATTATCATCTGTCTGGTTAATCTCCACTGTGTAGTCCACAGCAGCTCCTACACCAGCACCAAATGTTGTAGTACCTAACCATTTAACAAATGGATCAGCTAAGAACTTTATATTCTTAGTTCTACTCGCTAGAGCTGCTGAGCCTGAACCAGTCAGTGCAAGTGTAGGCAGGACAATAGAAGACATCTCCCGCATGCTCTGTGCTACTTCATTTTCAAACTCTGGTACTTTCCTTGCTTCTTGCCTGGTAACTAGGTTAAAAGCATCAACTGCAAAGTCTGCAATTCCGGCACCCATTGCCAAACCGGCTTTAGTTACTTCAGGTAGATTTTCATCAAGAACTTCATTGCCAGTCATATTGTCTAGCAATGCTTCAGCCTGTTGTGGTTCTTCTGTTGGTTGAACTTCTTGTTGTACAGGCTGAGCTTGCTCTTCTTGTACTGGAGCCGTAGCTTCAGCTTCTGGTTGTGTTACCTCTTCAGGTTCAGTTGATGTCCCAAGCTGGTCATAAAATTCACGATCTGCTTGTATTTGAAGTTGTTCTTCTTCACTTAGATGTGAAGGCGTACCTTCACTCAACTGTTCGTCATAGTCATTCACTTAGTTCACTCCAAACTGTTTAAGTCCTTGTTGATAGATTTCCCACAGCCTTAAAGCACTCTTTGCCGTTTGCCCTTGGTAGTACGACTTGCCATCAGCCTTTGGTATTGATGCAAATTCAGGTGCTATTAAAAGCAATAGGTTGTTATTAAAATCTTCAAAACTTGTGTACACTCTGTCTGGATCTACACCTCTACCTATGAGTAATTCACGACCTGCCATTTCTTGCGCTTCTGGTCCAAAATCTTGTAGACCTAGTTTTTCAGAAACACCTTTCCATGTAGCTGGCATGAATTGATACGCACCAGCTGCAGCAGAATTCAAACCACTCGATGACATAACTTCATCAGGATGTCTTGAATAGTCATTAAAAGTAGTCCCGCCAAACTTCACGTCGTACATCCTGCCTAGGCGAAGCGTTCCTTCTGCAAATTTAATTACAGCACCAGTTGCTGACCAGGCAGGTGTTTGTTGACCTGCTGGTGTAGGGATTGCAAAACTACCCCTTCGCGCTGCTGGTAAAGCACTAGATGTTGCCCTATATGGTCGCATTGCTGTCCCATATGTATTCCTCAATAAAGGCATACGTTCTGGTTTAAATGTCTCTTGATACGTGTTTAAGGTTGTAGCATTAATAAACTCAGCAGCGTCTTCTCCAAATGCTGGTGCAATAAACGTTGCAAATTCAAATGGTGTTTTGTTGTAGATATGCGCTACAGTTGCAAATTCTGTTGGTACTTCTTTTATAGGTGATTGTAATGCTTCGACCGAATCCATAAATAATTTTTTTCCTAGTTGTTGTGCAACAATTCCAAGGCTTACATTATCTTCACGGTAATCTAAATACTTTAGTTGCCTTAATTTAAATTTGTCAGTGTATTTTAAAGTTCTTAGAATAGAATCTTCTTCTCTTGTAAGTCCCTTGTTTTGTTTTTTTATATTATTGAGATATATATTAATTTTATTTTTAATATCAGCTTGGGCCATGGTGTCTGCTTCTTCTTCAACACCACCATTCTTTTTTAATAACTCAAAGTACTTTTCACGATATTCCTTTTGTTGGTATTCTATTTCAAAGCTTAATCCTTTTTTTTCAACAAAAGCATTTTTCTCAATAGTAGGATGCTCTTTGATGTATGACGATATTGCATCATTTCCCTTTTTGAAATATTTACTAGTCCTAGCTTTTTCATTTACTCTTGCTCTTTGTAGCAGGCTTTGCCCATTATCAGTTTCCGTATTTAAAAGCGATTGGCTAAAACCCTTTTCAATTAGCTCATCTAATGTCGCACCATTGTCTACAAGTTTCTCTCCTATTTCTAATGCGATTGGTTCCATCTGAGCATTTTTTGTATAATACTCAGCAGCGTAATCAAGTTCGTCAGACTGGAATTTAACTCCTGCCATACGTACACCATCTTTTCTCAATCTTTCAATATCTTCTGGTGTTATTGTTTCTCCACTAGCAAGGATTTTATTAATCTCGTCAGTTATAAGTGAACGAGCCCCCCGCATAGTTTCTGCTTCTTCTTCTTTAAAATCTATTTCATTTTGCCTCTCTACATTTTTTATGTATGTGTTGAGTGCAGCAACCTTTTCGTCACCAGGAAAATGTTCAGCTAATGTTTGATTCTTGCCTGTGGCTGCAATAAGAAACGTTGAATCATAGAAGTCGTCTAACTGATCGATTTTTAGAACACCACTTTTATGTCCATTAATTAAAAAATCAATTGTTCCATCTCTTTTATCTTTCGATGGATTAATAGAGTTTAAACGTTGAAGACCTGCAGGACCTTCCTCCTGAAATGCTACTGAGTAAACCCTATTTTGATCAACTGTTAGCTGATCTTTACGATCTGTATTCTGCTGCTTTTGAATGGGTTCAAGTGCTCGTCTTTCTGCAGCGCGTACTTTTGGGTTAATGACAGTACTCATTACTTCAGCACTTAACGGACGACCATTGATATTGACTTTAGTTAGCCAATCCTGTGTGTAGTTACGTACTTCAAGGATCTGTTCAGTTGGAGTTAATTCACCAAGGTTGGCAATGTGTGTAGCCAATCCGGTCTCGTAATTACCAATGCTATTTAGTGCCAGTGCTTTGTTATCTACCCAAGCCTTAGACCCTCTAGTTAGGTACTGCTTTTCATACAATGCATTGATGTTCTCTTCCGACCAACCCTGACCAGATAAACCCTGGATGTATTCAGTTGCCTGGAATTGGGATAGTGTTAGCTGATCATTTAGCTTGAGGATATTCTCAAGAGTATCTATTGTGAAGCCGTGCTGATAAGCAGCAACAGTTGCAGCATCTCTATCGTTTTTAATTCGCTGTTCAGCAAACTGAGCAATCCCCTCAGCAAACTTTGGAACCAACGGTGCCAGTTCTTGCATTAGTGTTTGTTCAGGTTGCCTATCCCTTTCAGCTTCTGCTATCTCAATATCGGTCTTAATATCTTTTTGCTGTGCTTCAGCAAGCATCCTGCGATTTTCAGTCTCAAGCTTGAAATTGGTCTCCCTACTTTCTTTTTCGCTACTGTGTGCGAATTGCATTGCACGTAGGTAGATCTGTTCTTGTTCCTTTTCAAGGGAACGTGCAGCATTCATCCCCTTGATTTGTCTTGCTGCTTCCTGTTGGATTTTGGCAGCATTATTAGTTGCTTTAGATAACCTGGCATTAAAGTCGCCAGGTTTAGCAAATGTTTTGTATTCAGACATTAGTTATGTGTTATGAAATTGCAGATAGAGAGGGGTTTAAATTAAAGTCTCCTACTGGTCCAGATAACCCAAGTTTATTCATACCTCCAAAACTACCAGCACTGAAACTACTTCCTAGTCCTGTAGATGCTCCTACGTTTGACAAATTAAGCGACGCTAAACTAGATGTGGTGCTACTTAAATATCCTCCAGCATTAAACATACTTGGACTACTTGTTGCAGGAGTTGCGCTATAACCACCACCACTAAAGATTCCTGCTTTCTGGAAGCTTTGAACCATTCCCATGGCTGCAGTGCCAACGTCTCCCATCATCGATGGTTGTGTGCTAAGTACAGCTGATGCTCCTTTCTTAGGCTTAGGTGGTTTCTTAGGCTTATAGATGTCCTGATATTCAGGTTTAGGTAGTGCTATTGGTTTTGGCATAGGCGGCGTCATTTCAGGTCTCATAGGGATAGCTGCCCTTGCCCTGCGATTAGCATCTTTTAAATTGAATGCAATTTGTTCCCGTGCCAACTTATCATTTGCATTTAAATTAGACACTGATGCTGCTAATTTTGCTTGATCTATAATAAGTTGATTAGACATTCCTTCAGTTTTAATTCTAACTGCATCTAACGAAATATTTAAATCAGTTAAACCAAACATCAGTTCTTCTGCGATAGCAGCTTGGTTAGCTCCTGCCTCAGCCATTGCTGCCTGTACTGCTTTTGCATTTGATCTGCCAGGTCCCCTTGCTGCTGCTTCACCACTTGCTTTCAGACCTTTGATCCTTTCAGCTTGTGTTTTAAATGTTGCATCAGCTTTTGATGATCTTTTTTTATTAATTATCTGGTTTCTTTGATTTTCAAATCCTGCAGATTGCAGTGCATAATTAGCTAATGTTTGTTTTTCATCAAACATCATTCCACGGATCATTTCTTCTGCGTAACGATCCTGCTGCTTTACAGCAAAGTTACTTGCTATTTGATTGAATGAGATTTGTTCATCAGCAGCAGCTACGGATGCTTCGTATGCCCGAGTAGCTTGACTAAATTCATAATCACGAATCGCCATCGCGTGATTATAGTTATTATTATTTATCTTGTCTGTGTATTCTCTCCGCTCTGTATCATTGTCTTGTCGTATATTTAACGACTCGACTTGATGATCATATTTTCTTTCAGCTTCTGCGTTGTTGTACTTCCAAACTTTTTTATTGTATTTGTGGGTTTTTCTTACGGCTTTCTTTTGGGCAGCTTTTTGTTTACTTGCTGCTTTCTTTTTACTGCTGCCGCCTAATAATCCACTAACAAGTCCTACACCTGCACCAATCGCTGCGCCGATAGGACCAGCACTAGCACCAGTTGAAACTGCAGTAGCAATACCAGCTCCAGCTCCAGCCCCACCTAATGTTCCACTGATTGCATCTCCTATCATGCTCAGACCCTCCTATAAAAACGTGGCGTATAGTTTCCTTCCCACATCATTGCGTTTAAAGCAACGGGGAACGGTGTGTTGTTAAACATCCTCAATTTAAAATTCTCAGTTCGTTGATGAATAGGTATCGTAAATATTGTCTCGTTATCTAGTGGGACATCATTGGCTAAATACTCATTAGCTTCAACTACAGCAGTAGTACTAAACCATTCGTCAATAACAAATGACACCTTCGCATTATTTGCAGGTGCACTATTGAAAACAATGGTTGTATCGTTTGTAAAACTAAAAGCTGTGGTAGCAATGCCATCTACTGATACTTTGACATCTGATCTGTCCTGATAATCAAGATCTCTTTTGTTAAAGTTAAAGCTTGTTGTAGTACCATCTCCAGTAAATTCAACTCGATATGGTTCCCTACCTTTTTGCTTGACTTTAAAATTCATAGCTCCTGATAACCCAACAGAGAAATTCATACGAGCTATAGTTAGTGAAGCTGTGAAATCTGTTGATTTATTTTCTGGTCTATAGAATGTAGTAGGTAGGTGTACATCAAAGTCATACTTAAATCCCACAATCACGTCACTGGCTAAACTAGTTAGATCTTTTTTAGGTACAATAAAGTATGGTCCAGTCCCATCACTACCACGTTCTGGTGTAATTGTAAAACCTGATTCAACAAATGAACCTGTACTTGTATTGCCCTTAATGATCAATACTGGTGTTAGATTAGATACATCGTTGTATGGCAGGTAGCATTTTGATAATTCATTTGCTGAGTCATATACAACGCTAGATGCAGTTGCATATAAATCAATGGATGGGTTTACCTTAACGCCTTGGTTGTTGACAATAATTGCTTGTTCTGGACTCTGGCTTAATGCTGCCTTTGACAAGACAACCTGATTGCCTTGCTTTGTTACTGCATACATTTCATCAGAATCAATAGCAATAAATTGAGTTGTGCCAGTCATATACCACTTAACCCATGCCTGCATTAGGTTTTCTTTTCCATCACTGTAGTAACGAAATACATATACCTCATTAGATGTTTGATCCGCTAAGGCAATCATCGAATTCTGTGGACTAGATATAAGCTGATCAATCGTTGGTGAAATCCATTCCTTTACTACACGTGATAGATCAATCACCTGTGGGTTCTCTTCTTGACCACGTGTCACCATACTGAATACACGTGTATATCCTGGTGTTTTAGTAGTGAAATTAATCTGTGTTCCGACATCTACTGGACTAACAGCTTCGTCTACCTCATAGTTTGAGATAGCACGAATACTTGCATTATTTGGTGTTAGTACACCACTCTCAGAAAACATGATGAACTGTTGTCTAGATGAGAATAGAAGAACACCTTGTGCCGTTGGCAGTACTGCGTTTAACTTTGTAGGTACAATAGATGAACAGCTAATGTCAATTGGATCTGAATCAATAATTGTCTGTGCTGTTTTAAAGTAAAAATTAAACTGATCTCCTGAGCGACTCATAGACACGTTGTCTTGAGACAAGAATCCAAGCCTGTTATTACTAAAGAATGCACTTGTAATTTGTGATCCTACAAAACTTGGATGAGAGTTCGTTTCGTTATCCCCTACTAACCTATCGCTATAAGTGATTTGCTGAAAGATGAAGGTATTTGTCGATGTATTAATTAGTTCATGCGGCATTGTGGATTTATTTAATCCAGCTGAAGCCTGAGGAGATCTGGTTTCTTCCCAGTAACCATTACCTTGTGTTCCATTATTTGCATGAAACTTTGCGTAGTAATCGTCTAAAACATTTTCGTTGTTTACAATCTTGACAACATGACCATGAAATGACTTTTGTGGCAACTGGCTAATGTTATCTACTTCATCTTGAAAACTACTTAGGTCACTATTATTACCACCACCTCTAGCTGACAAACTAAATGCTGTACGTGTTCCTCCTACTTCACGGGTAATGTCTAGACTTGAATCTCCACTTCTAGTTACTGTCCATGTACCAGTAAAATTACTGTTACCTGCACTTGCTTGACTATTAATTTCATTAGTAATAGCATCTTTTAAATTATGTCCAGACTTATCTTCTAGTACATCGTCAAATGTAAAATCAGTAGAGTGAGCTGTGACAGTAATAGTCCTATCCTGCAGTATAATGTTGTATTCATTATTAGGAGAAGAAGAGGATAAAACTACTGTGCCTTGACTAGAACTTATGAATGATGAAGCTGTTTGTTCTGTTACTGTTGTTGCACTATTTACGACAATCGTTGTGTCTTGTACTGTCAGTAATTTATAGTCGTTTCTAGTTCCAGTTAAATAGTTCTGTGCATTTGTCCCGTATGTAACTGTACACACAACACCTGTCAGAGCATTCCATATGTAGATACTATTTCCTTTAATGCAGCCAACATATTCTTCGTCATTATCTCTGTTGATATAGAACCACTTAGCATTATCGTATGTAGTTCCTGTCCCCAGATTTGCAATATGTTTGAAGCCAGGTCTTTTTGTTAGCCCGTAGGTGGCATCAGGAAAGCCGTTGTAGCACTCACG